GGGATTCGGTTTCCTTCAGCATCATATCGAATGGTAACCCCACCCGAAGTAGCCGCGCCTGTACCAAACACGTTTACGGGGTTTAGCCCGTAATTATCAACGATCTGCTGATAACTGCTACGTACTTGCACCTCTTGCTTTTGGGCTGCGGCCAAATACTGCGCCGCAAGCCGGCTAAAGTCAGCGCGCTGTTCTGGCGACAAAATTTCTCCTTTTGTAACCTTTGTAAAAATTGTTTTGATTTGGTTTACAGTCCCACCCGCGCTTTCAGCTTTTGCAAACTCGGTCTGCTGCACCACAGATCCGGGGTCAAGCATTTTTACAAATGATGTGACCAGTGCGATATCGCCCGCGCCGCTCTGGTCTGCGGCAGATGCCTGAATGATGGATAAGCTGCGCTCTGCTGCAGCCAAATCTTCCGTGCGCTTTACATATTCTCCGCGAAGGCGCGCTTCTTCTGCAATTGATTGCTGCAGCGTAAGCCCCTCTTGTCCAGCCTTCTTATCCACTTGAATAGCCGTATCGAGCACGCTTTTTGGAATAAGCCCGGCGTTGACATCTTGTGCGATTTTGCCCAGTGGGGACGCCGCATCGGGCGCTTTGCCCTGCCCAGTCTGCTTAATAATAGCGTCCATCACGCTTGGCTCAATCGCGCCAGACGCTGTCAGCAGCGCCAGAGTTGCCACGCCCTGCCCCTGCGGGTCAATCTCTGCCAGCTTACGGGTGGCGCGCAGCGCAGCGGCCTCTTGCGTGTTGCCAGCGTTCTCCGCAGCCGCGATGCGCTCGTCCAGCAGCGCCATTGCGGCTTCTGGTTTGCCGCCCAGCAAGCTGGTTGAAAGCTGGATGCCAAAGGATGCCTCAGCCTCGCGGCGCGGCGCTTCCGCTGCTTGGAACGCCGTCTGAAACTCTCCAAAGGTTGACGCGTTGTTGAGCGCAAACTGGTTCAACGCGTCTGACGTTAAGGTGCCGCTCTTTGCCATGTCGCGCAGTCCAGAGAGCTGGGTTTGCATCGCCTCTGCCTGCGCGCGCTGGCGCTCAGCGTCGGCGCGGCGCATCTCAAACTCTTGCGCCGCCCGTGCCTCACCCGCGGCACGTTGGCCCATTATCTGACCGCGCTCCTGCATGACTTGGCGCTGCTCAATATCTGCGCGACCTATGCTATAGCCGCGCATGGCCTCTTCGATTGGGTTCTTTACATCAAGAATATAGTTGATTGGACTTACCATCAGAACGAACCCCCGCCATAAACCATGCCCTGCCCAAAACTAAGAGGCGCGTTTGCGCCGGGTGGTGTATAGCCTTGATAGGCCGCGCCGCGCCCTAATGCTAAGCCAGCGCTGCCGATGAAGTTACCAAACGCCTGCCCACCAGCCAAAGCCCCACCCGCGCTAGCTGCGCCCTGCTGCTGCAACAGGTTGGATACGTTCTGTCCCGTCTGCATTCCAGCGCTTCCTACGCCAGCTGCCGCACTTTGGCCCGCAGCCGCAAGTCCACCGAGCCTGCCGTATTGCTGTTCAATGAGCGACGACAAGATCTGTGGGCGAAACTGCGCAAGGGTGCCTTGGACGTTGCCACCGCGCAGGCCGCCGGTGGCCGATGCCTGCTGCAAAATTGCGTTTTCACCTTGGCGTGACAGCGCCGCAAACTCTGGGCCTTGCTCAATGGCCTGAATGGCCGCACTCTGTGCGTCGGCACCGCCAGCACCAGCCAGCGCCATCTGCTGCGTAAACGCCGACGTACCGCCCGTAACAAATGGCGCAAGTAGCTTGCTGATCTCGTCAAACTGCCGGCGCTGCTCGTCAATCCCAGCCTGTGCTGCGTCCGACTGCATTCCGGCTGCCTTGTTAGCAGCACTGGCTTGCATCCCAGCGCTCAAAAGAGAGCCGCCCAGCAGAGCCAATCCCGTACTAATGGCCATAACGGACCTCCTTTGTAAACGTGCGCTCAATTGGCAAGAAACCGCTGCGAGAGTAAACGCGCTCCATTGTTGGTGCCCATTCATCTTCAAGCGCAATCATAAACAGTTGATGCGCGCCGATCTGCTCGGCCCAGCTTTCAATTGCAGACATAAGCTGCTTGCCCGCAGTGGATCCGCGTTCTTCGGGAGTAACCCACCAGAACAATTCTTGCGCGACCAATACGCTTGGCGCAAAATAAAGCGGAAACGCCATTGCGCCAGCGATCCCCACGATTTCGCCGCCGCGATCTGCCACCCAAACTTGCGCTGTGTCCGACGCCTCAACATGATCTAGAAATGCGCCGAACCCAGCAGCATCAAATTTGACGCGCTGCCCCATTGGCGATGCAGCGAAAAACGCGCGCGCCTGTTCAATCACGCCTGCTTTGTCAGAAGTTTCAGCATGACGGACTAGCAACGGGCATCCCCCTGTAGAGTGCGCCTGCTGGTGGGCCGATGTCGCAGCGCCGTCAGTATCGCACAAGTCCACTTTTTGGGCAAGGTTTGTCATTGCAAACGGAACCTCTCGGCAATTGCATATGGATCGTAAAGCGAAAGCGGGTCAGTTTGCTTCGCGTATAGGTCAGCAAGACGGGTGGTCGGCTGATAGCCCTGCGCGAAACTGCCTTGCTCTGGCATTGGCCGGAACCGAGATTGCGCTGCCCCCGTGCCAGAGTAATCGCCCAAAATCTTTGCAACATAATTGCGGGTTTCGGCAAACGGCGGCACACCACCATATTCACGCACTGCGCCCGGGCCAGCGTTATACGCCGCAAGTGCTAAAACTGGATCACCAAACTCGTCCAACTGCTGGCGCAAATACCGCGCGCCGCCGCGCAGGTTTTGAATTGGGTCAGTGGGGTCAACGCCCAAATCAGCTGCAGTGCCGGGCATGAGCTGAGCCAGCCCCGTTGCGCCTTTTGACGAAACGGCTCCGGGATCAAATGAACTTTCCGCGCCGACAAGACGCAAAAACAGATCCGGGTCAACGCCCTCTTCAACGGCGATCATGCGGGCCATTTCGCGGTAATCCATGTCAGTCCTCTGCTTCCCAAGCCTGACAGACCCGCAGGTTATGGCAGACGAAGTCAAATTTGGCGCAATAGCCGCGCCCACCGCCGTCCATATCAAACTTGTCCAGCGCGATGCTTTCCATTTTCGCCTGATACATGGGGTCGTTCTGAAAATATTCGCAGTTGGCACAAAGGCGACGGCGCGCCTCTTTTTCACTCATGTCCCAAGCGGCTGCGACGCCCTTCCAAAATGGGCCATTGGCAGATGGCTCCACTGATGCCACTTCTGGCCCCAGTTTCCATTCATCAATTACCACTTGGCGGTTTTTGCGGTTTTGTGCTGTGGTCACCACTTTTTCCGATGGTATGCCAAAGCCAATCATCATGTCTTCCATTAGGAGATCTCCCGACCTGAACAGCGAATTGTGAGAGACGTGGCAGAACCGGCCAACGTCGAGATAAACCCTCCAGCTTCCAGCACATGGCCGACCAACTCAGGGCAGGTGTAAGTTTCATCCGGCACGATAGTGCGAGCGTCGATGATGAGGTTAGATGCGCTAGCCGATCCGCTCACCGTCACAAGGTTGACCGAGATGGTTACGTTGCCGGCGCTGGTGTTCGTCACCGTAAACTTGTCTATGATCGCCTTGACCGCCGTCGCGGTGTATTGTGCTGTCTGGGCGGCCTCTGCCTGCTTAGGCGGGATCAGAACCTTTGGGATGACTGCCATGCTGGCCTCCTTAAACTATGCTGGTGATGATACCATCAACCACGGTGACTGTTTTTATGCCCGCAATAAACGACCCAGACGCGCCGATATTTTTAAACGCCATCGTGCCGAGGCCAGAAACAGCAACCGTGATTGCACCATCTGCGTTGGTCACAGTAATGTTTGATCCTGCCGTGATGGTATTGGCCAGCCAGCGGCGCTTTGTGGCGTCGTAGATGATGACCATTCCAGCCGCAGCAGATGGCGCTTGCACATCCTGCAAACGATCTAAGCGCGGATTTTGCGGGGCTGGCTGGGTTGCGACAAGATCAGCCAGCGTTTTAGCCGACGTTGCCCTAGCCAATGCCACTTCGGCCACATTGCTTGCTGCGCCCAGAGCCAGAGTGTTGTCAAGGATCAACTGCGTCAGCGTGGCGATTTCGGAAGGCGTTAAAGTGTTAACGGCTTGGAAAAGACGCTCAATCGCCTTGATGGCGTCAGGATCGTTTCCGACAAAGCGGGCGATCTGGTTGCGGTTAAGGGAAATCGGATCTGCCATCAGAATGCCAGCGGTTCGACCCGCGCCTCCAACCGTGCCATCGCAAGTTGCGCCTCGCTGGTGCCACGGAACTTCTGCAAGCGCCAATTGCGCATGTGCCCCTGCTGAAACCATACAATACGCTTATTGTACTGGCCCAGCGTGCCAACGCGCACTGGCTGCTCCACACTGTACGTCAAGCCGTCAAGAGAATAGCTTGCCCATACTGTCGGATCCGCGCCGGCCTGCACGCGCCCTGTTAGCGCGACCAGCTCCATCTCATAAAAGACTGCGCCGCGCCCCTCGCTGTACACGATCAGCGTGCCAAATTCCCAGCCAACAGTTTGCCCCCAGTGCGATGCAATGTTCTTGTCCAGATAGCCCACGTCTGTTGCGGTTGAGTGGGCGACATTCCACCGATCATACGCCCAGACGGCGTCGGACACTGCCCACTGGCCAAGCCCCGTTAATGATGTGCGCAAGATAAACCAAACCGGCTGGCCCAGCACCTGAGACGTTGCAGCATCAAACACAATGGTCTGGTCTGGCAAGTGGATCTCTAAAAACTGGTGGCCACCCTGCGTGCGCTCTTGCATAAACACGGTGGTCAGCGCGCTTTCGGTATATCCTGACAAGATCTCTTCAATCTCGCGCGTAGCGACCTTCTGCGTCCCCCCATTGGCTCCGATATAGATTGAGATGTTCTCGTTTGTACCGCTGCCCATGAAAGCAATGTTCTCGCCGAAGACGCAGCAGGTGTGCGTGCCAAGCGTTCCCTTCTGGATCTGCGCGCCAGTAATGCGTTGGAACGGGAAGCCCGCGGTGCCAGTATTATCAAACACCTCGATTGTGTGACGGTTCAGCGCGTAAATTTCGTTGCGCAGCTTTAGCAAAGCTTTCACTGGATCTGGATCGGCTTCCGAAGATCCATACTTCAGCGGATCGACGGCAAATGGGTTGTTCAATTCGGTGATGACGAGAAACTCGCCGTCTGTTGTCATAAAGTAGCCATCAACCCAAACAACGGTCAGAGCCGTGCCGAGATCAGGGTCTGTTACCTGCGCCAGCGTCGTGCCGTTGTATAAATACAGCCGCCCGCCAGAAGTCACGGCCAGATAGTCGAAGCTGTAGGTGAACGTCACGCGCGCGCCGCTGCCCACGTCCCCGATCACCGTGACCGTGCCGTTTTGCGCAACAGTCACCAGTTTGGTCCCCATCACGCGGTACAGCGTGCCGCGCCAATTGATGCCGCCACGGTTTATGCCGGGGCCGTCTCCAGTTTTCACAACACCATCGGCGGGCCGCAGATAACCTTCTGAGATCCCAGTGGACTTAGGTACAGGCACAAGGTTAACGGGATAGCTCGACCGAAAGTCCGGCGCGCTGTCCGTGTAAATCCCGTTGATGATACCGATCTGCATCAACTACCTCAGAAGCTGATGTTGAGTTTTAAGTATTCAAGGCGGATCAGGTTATTTGCAGTGGCAGGCTGTGCCGTGATTAAAAATACCAGATCAGTCGTTGCATCTGCAGTCACCGAAACAACTGCACCCGTAGACAAACCATGCCCGACCGATGTTGTCGAGTTAGTGATAATTGCAGATGAGCCGCGATTAACCATGTTCTTCTGGATAGACACGCTTGCATTGCTTGCAAGCGCTGCCGACAGAATAGACGTGCCTGCAAGTGTCATGCCAAGCGTTTTAACCGTAGCATTGTTAGTCATCGAGAATAGCGAATCAATTTCCATGCCGCCACCGACACCCATCGACCAAGCAGGAATGGTCACAGATGCAATCGTGACAACTGTGTTTGCCACAGCAACAGTCGGGGTGCCAAGGCCTAAGATGTATGGATAGTTGATGGTGATCTTGACGCCAGTTGTGTCGGCATCAAGCGCAGTAACAGCGTAAAGACCATTTACGCCAGTGCCTGTTGCCCAAGTCACATAGACGCTTGCCCCAACCGCAATAGCCGCTGTTAGACCATGCGCGCCTGCGCTAACAAGGCGAACCAGACCAGCATTAGTTTCATAGGTCAGCGTGGCAAATGTTGCAGCAGGCTGTACTAAACCAACGCCGGAAATATTTTCAATGATCAGGTTTGGGAAACTGCGCAGAGTTGGCGTCAAGCCGACATCATACTCAACTGTTGAGTAATAATTGGTGATGGTTGCAACGCGGTCACCAGCATATGGGCCAAAACCCTGTGCGCGGTTTGACAATGATACAAGCGTGTTATTGACGTTCACAAATGATTGCTGGTTGCCAGTGCTGCCAACGATCAGCGTCTGACCAACTGGGATCGCAACATCTGTGTTTGTGCTTACGTCTGTTGCGTAGATATATGTCGACATTTTGCTTTCCTTTACATTGGATGCCACGCATTTGTGGCTGTGTCATATTAAGATGGCGTCACAGCGGTTGTGCCATCCGCGTTCACCCAAGTAGATGCAGCAAGCGCACCCGTTGCCACTTTGATTCTTCCGTTGGTGGTGTCCCAGACCATCTTGCCAGCAGCCTTGCCTGTGGTGTTGATCGTGTTGACGATGGAAGCAATGGTGGCGGCAGATACATTTTCAAGAACGTCTGTTGACGTAATGGTTGGGTTTCCTGCAACGCCGTCACCATTCGCAACGCTGATGCCAGCCCCGGCAGTGATGGTGCGCACAGACGCGGTTCCAGAACCAGTGCGGGAGATCATGCCGTTTGTGGACAGGCCAGCCAAAGCGCTTAGATCGGCATCGTATGCCTGCACATCCACGCCAATCTCGGTATCCATAGCCTGCTGCGCAGCATTCGCCGTGGCGGCGATAAATACTGCTCCTCCAACTGCTCCTGCCCCTAGATTGGTGCGGGCGTTAGCGGCTGTGGATGCCCCAGTTCCGCCATCCGCAACCGCAAGGTCGGTGATGCCAGTGATTGATCCGCCCGTGATAGCCACACTTGCCGCAGCTTGCGTTGCAATCGTCCCAAGGCCCAAGGTTGATCGAGCAGTTGCAGCGTCAGGATCGTCAAGCAGCGTCAAAGCAAACGCAGTCGCGCTTAGGAAGTTCTGATTTTCGGGATACCAAGAGTTGGTAACCGCATCATAGCGCATGGTGAAGGCAGTGTTGGGCGCAGCGGATGTGGGCGCACCAACCACAGCAGCACCAGATACAGAGACCGTAAGCGCCGTAATTGCTTTGGTCGTGACAATAGAAACCACCGATAAGTCTGCCACGCTGTTGGGAAGAACAACAGTCCCAGTCGCAAATGCGTTGGTTGGATTCAACACTAGCCATGTGTTTGCAGCCGCAACCGCCACTGTAAACCCAGTCGCACTTGGCGCAGAGTATTGGCTTTGCATGATTGCCACAGGAAGGTCGAGTGTGCCAACAACGTAGTCAGTCACCAGCGTGAGGGAAGCTTTCCGTGTGTCGCCGTTGTTTTGCGCCCAGACGGCCAGAAGGTCGCCGCCTTGCAATGTTGAGGTTGAGGAAAGACGGTTAATAGTAGTCATCGGTTAGCTCTCCAAATCAAGGACGCTGTCCGGGCCAACCGTCAGCGGATCTACAGGGGTGCGCAAGAATGGGTCGTTGTAATACCGCCAGCCCTTGTTGCCTTGCCCGCTCGGTATCGACATGGCATCGAGCTGCATTTCGACAGGGAATGCCGCGCGCGCTATAACTTGATTATACGCGTTTTTGGCGGATGATTTGGTATCTGGTGAAACTGTCTTTCCGTAACCCGGCGCGATGCGGATAGCCAAATTAAGGATCATCGCCTCAATGGCGGCATCAGGTACATTGGTGTCTTGGTCCAAATCGCTGGCATTAGGGGCCGATGGCAACGGGTAACCCAATCGGATCCCCTTGCCGTTCCACGTCGCCATCATCGCGTCCAGCCTGCGCAGCGCGCCCTCAAGCTGTTGAGGTTGCAAATCAAACACATAGGCAGCTAAGCCTACTTCCTCAAACGCTTGGGTGATGATGTCGCGTTTTGTAAATGGCATTGTTGAGCCTCGAGTTTTGGGTAAGACCGCTGTTTTACCCTACTTCAATTTTTTGGTTTGCGCTAGATGGGCGCGGCAGTGGTCATTTGGTCTTAGGTTTTTTAGCTGGATTTGCCGTTTTGGCCGACGCGGTGAACGCGGCTGCGGTCGGCGCGCCCTTGGTGCCGGGTTTGCGCATCTTCTCGTCGGATCCCGCTTTGATCCGCTTACGCTTGGCGTTTATGTTGGCGTACAGTCCCTGCATTTCAGCTCCTATTGCTCAGCGTCTTTTGGTTTGCGGGTGCGCTTAATCGGCTGGGGTTCGAGTGCTTCAGTTGTCGTCAGCGCCCACCCATCTGCAACACATGCGTCAACATCTGCCTCATCGACGATGATGTAATCAAAATTACCGCCGTGAAACTGGTGCGGGCCGGGTGATTTGTAAAGCATCACAGTCATGCCATTTTCCTTTTTGGGGCTTTGGATGGCTTGCCAGCTTTTTTAGCTGCTTTTTCAGCAGTGCTCAGTGCAATAGCCAGCGCCTGCTTTGCGGGTTTTCCAGCCTTCATTTCCATTTTGATATTTGAGCCAATGGTCTTGCTGCTGTAACCTTTTTTGATCGGCATGTCTTTCTCCTATTAAAAGCAAGAGAGGGGCCGTAGCCCCTCCCTCAATGTTGTTAGGTCTGCGAGAACAGCTGAATGCCAGCCATCTCAGGCTGCAACATCGCCACCCCGAACAAAGTATCCCAGCGATACTTGGTCTTCTGAGTGTTGATGTCAAACTGCTTCTGCATCACCAGTTCCACGCCCTGATCGGTCGTGGCACGCATGATGTCAGCGCCAGCATCTGTCGGGATAGCCAACGATGCGGGCAGCAGCTCGATGGCGCTGCGGTGCCAGAAGCAGTTCACAGCCGCAGTCACAGTGTTCAGGAAGGTGATAGCCGCGCCGTTTGCAGGCGTTGCGGTCACGTTCTTATACTGCGCTTCAGCATCGGTCGAACCGCCGTTCGAGATAATCGGCGGGCTGATCGTAACCACACCCGAACCGCCCGAACCAGAAACGATTGCGGTAATGCGGAAGGTCTTCAGAACGCCAGTGCTTTGCTTGGTGATGTGGTGAACAGCAAAGACGTTTGCGATGGTAAACGCATCGCCAACTTTAACCGTGCCGCCACCGACAGCGATGGTCAGGTTTTGGTAGCGGTTGTCAACGTTCGCAACTTCACCCGTTGCAGCCGTCGAGGTGGCCTTGGGGGTGTAGTATTGGCTTGCACCGTTAACCGTCACAGTGGTGCCAGCAGCCGCCGTCAAGCGGTTTGCATAGTCCATCTTGTAGGTTTGGAAACCAGCAACCTCGCCAACATATGCCCGGCGATACGCCTCAGTCGGGATTTGGATCATGGTCTGACGAGCGGCCAAGTCACCGGCCATGCCGTTGTAGTCGCGGCTGGACAGCGCATAGTTGCGGTCGCTCATCATCACGCCCTGCTCGTTCATCAGTGCATCAATCTCTGCAATATCGGAGAAGCCCGATGCAGCGGTGGTGCGCTTGGAAACGATAGTGCCTTGGTTCGAAGCCACAGTCAGAACGGCCACGTTGATGTCAGAAGCCAGCTTCTGAGCAGCAGCCTGACCCAGACGGTTTTCTTGCAACTGGTCGCGCAGTTCTTTTGCGGTCAGCAGCGCCGTCGAGTGCTTCTGGTAGCCAATGGTCGAAGGCACAGCAAGCTGGGTTGAGTCTTTGAAGTTGGACGTAGCGTCCGAACCGTCAAACGACTGGGCAATGTAGGGTTCGGGTCGCCAGATGGTGTCCGACGAACGCTCCATCTGTTGGCCGTTGGTGTTATACTTGTTGACGAGCGAAGACAAAACGAGAGCATCATTAAAGGCGTCTAGGATGTCTTCGAACGCAACGCGCTCTTCTTTAGAAAACGAGTTTGCCATTTGGCATGTCCTTTACAAGATTATGCCGATTGCCGCTGCTTCTTGTACTGGGTAACTTTGGAGTAGTTCCCAGTGCGTTCTGCTTCTGCTCTCAGCCGTTCTAGGTTGCTGTCTACCGTGCCAGAAACGCGGCCTGTGCCGCTGATCTTTGGCTCGGGTTTTGAAGTTGCCTTGCGCGTCGTGACTTTCAATTGCGTCTCCAATTTGGCCACGGCAAATGCAAACTTCACCGGATCTTTAATCGAAGCAAGTTCCTTCGCACGTTTCGGGTTCTTGCCCAGAGCATAAACAAGCAAGGCAGGGTTTTCCGCGCCTTGCAAAATCATGCCCTGCTGGGTAACGCT